ACCTCGATCTACTCCCGTCGCTTACAAGCAATGCCTACACGCTTTCCACCGGCAACAATCAGTTGCAGATCAGCGTGAACGACTTTGTGACGATTCAAACGCTTTCCGTTAATGGTTTCCCACTGCTGCCCGTGAGCAAGGAATATTTGCAAAACGTCTATAGCACTAATGCCGTTTTAGCCCAACCCGTATTCTTTGCCATGGTAGGCGGCGATTCGGCCACGGGTGGCAATACCTACAACAACATTCTAGTTGGCCCCTATCCAGACCAGAACTACCCTGTATCGGTCTATGGTACTATCCGCTTGCCTTCGCTTATCAACATGGCCGTTGCGGGTACTGCGGATACGGGAACGACGTTTATCAGCACATATTTGGCTGATTTGCTCATCATGGCGAGCATGATCTACGTTAGTGGCTTCCAGCGTAACTTCTCATCGTCAGCGAACGACCCGCAGATGCCGGTCAATTACGAAAGCCAATATCAGACCTTGCTGAAGGGCGCGCTAACGGAAGAAGCAAGGAAGCGTTTTGCTTCCGTTGAGTGGACTTCCTATTCTCCGTCTCCCACCGCCGCTCTTCCGAGGTAACGGATGCCACACGCAACCATCCGCCTCATCCCCGGCGTAGATACCAACCTGACGCCGACGCTCAATCAGGCGGGTATTTCATCGTCGCAGTTGATCCGATACATCCCCGATCCGCAGTTGGGCGCGATTGCCCAAAAACTGGGCGGCTGGACTCAGTATCCATCCACATCCGTATCTCTGCCCGCGATAGCCCGCGCCTTGTGCGCGTGGGAAGACACCAACGGCATTCAGCACCTTGGATATGGCACGGAGAACGTCGGGGCCGGTAGTGCGGTTGTGGGTGTTATTACCAATGGAAGCGTGCAAAACATCACGCCGCGCAATACGGTTAATGCATCGGCCACGCTTGCTGTGTCGGCGACTTCCGGCAGTTCCTACATCCAGATCACAGACGCGACGATTACCGGCGTAACTAATTACGACAGTGTTTACATCGCCACGCCCATCGCCATTGCTGGCATTGTCCTCTCCGGACTATATGCCTGCGATCCTAATGGCTATATTGGCTCTACCATCTATACCGTGCAGGCAGTAGATGTTCTTGGCAACCCGCTATATGCCAATGCGACAACCACTACTGTGCAGGTTCCGCGAATAACCACAACTGCGTCCTCATCCATTGTGTCAATCAACCTTCCGGCACATGGGTATTCGGTTGGTTCTACATTTACTGTGCTGACCTCAACTACGGTAGGCGGCACAACATTCTATGGGCAATACCTAGTCAACAGCATCACAGACGCCAACAACTTCACAATCACATCGACGACTACGCCAACCGCTTCCACGGCGGCTTACGTAAACGGCGGCAACGCCTACTATCTCTACAACTTTGGCGTGGGCTCTATCCCCTCTGGCACCGGATACGGTATTGGCGGATATGGAACCGGAGGATACGGCACCGGCACGGGGGTGATCCCCAGCGTGGGAACGGGCGTATCCGCAGTTGATTGGACACTGGACAACTGGGGTGAAATCCTGCTTTCATCACCCATTTATCCATCTTCAGTCCCATTCCAGCCAATCTATGCATGGGAGCCCTTATCTGGCTCGCCAACGGCGGTTGTCATCCCCAATTCGCCCCCCGTTAATGATGGCTTCTTTGTGGCCATGCCGCAACGTCAGATTGTCGCGTGGGGATCGTCATTCAATGGCATCCAAGACCCGCTTTTGGTTCGCTGGTGTGACATTGGTAACTTCAACTCATGGGTTGGCACTGTTACCAATCAAGCTGGCTCCTATCGTATCCCCAAGGGATCGCGCATTGTGGGGGGCATCCAGGGGCCGCAGCAGGCCCTCATCTGGACAGACCTTGGCGTGTGGGCCATGCAGTATATCAATTTGCCCTATGTCTACGGCTTCAATGAGTTGGGCTCTGGCTGCGGGCTTATCGCGCGCAAGGCTGCGGGCGTCCTCGGCGGCACAGTCTATTGGATGGGGCCATCGCAGTTCTTTGCGCTAACAGGAAATGGCGTAGAGCCCATCCCCTGCCCCGTGTGGGACGTGATCTTCCAAGACCTTGACCAGACCAACCTCCAGAAGATTCGCGTTGCTGTAAACTCGCGATTTGGCGAGATTTCTTGGTATTATCCTACCATCTCTGGTGGTGGCGAGGTTACAGCCTATGTGAAATATAATGCACACCTGGGCGCATGGGACTTTGGCACCCTCTCTCGCACGGCTTGGGTAGATCAATCCGTCATTGGCCCTCCTATTGGAGCCGACCCTAATGCGCTAGTCCTCTACCAGCACGAAACATCCACGGATGCAGCGGGGGCGCCTCTGCAAGCATCCCTGCAAACCGGCTGGTTCTCGATTGGCGATGGCGAGAATATGACTTATGTGGATCAGGTTTGGCCTGATATGAAATGGGGCTATTATGGCGGTGCGCAGAATGCCACTGTAAATCTGACATTCTATGTGGCAGATTACCCAGAGCAGACACCGCGCGTTTATGGGCCATATCCCGTTACGAGTTCTACCACATATATCTCCCCGCGTTTTCGTGGGCGTCTAGTGTCCTTTGGCATATCAAGCGATGATACTGGCTCATTCTGGCGGCTTGGCGGTATCCGCCACCGCTGGATGCCAGATGGGAAATTCTAATGGAAAATAGAAACTCATCCATATCAATGGGGGACATCCTCACTTCGGTAAAGAACGCTGTAACAGCGATCAACAGCGCCGCACAGTCCTACCTAAGCGTGCAGGGGAAGGCCAGCGCAGCGGGGTTGACTTCCGCTACTGTGGCGAGTTCCAGCGCAGGGCGGTTGGTCAATGTGTCTGTCATTGTTGCTGGCTCTGCCACGGGCATGGTCTATGATTCCAACAGCACCACTGGCACGAGTAGGCCGATCTACGTTATCCCCATGACAGTTGGGGTGTTTCAGGTTAATATCCCCGTCTCGTATGGCGTGACCGTTGCCCCCGGTAGTGGTCAAACCATAACCGTAAGCTACTCGTGAGGTCGATATGCCGCTAAAAAAAGGCAAAGCAAACATCGGTAGCAACATATCCGAGATGGTTAAAGCTGGTCATCCACGTGACCAAGCCATTGCTGCGGCCTTGAATGTCGCCCGACAGCGCCGCGCCGATGGTGGCCAAATCCCCGATACCCCCGGCGTGAAGGAAGTTGTTACGCACTCCGGCCCGATTCATAGCTTTGTGGCGGGGAGGACTGATCATATTCCATGCTCGGTCGCACAGAGTTCGTATATTATCCCCGCAGATATCGTTAGCGCCTATGGCGAGGGAAACACCATGGCGGGCTTTAAGGTCCTTAGGCGCCTGTTCTCTGGGGACCCTTATGGGGCAGACAGTGGCCCATATAACTCCGTTGCCGCCCCATACAATGCCGAGTCTAACGAGCCGTATGGGCAAAGTAAGTCCCCGTACAATGAGGCCATCCAGAATAAATCCTCAGGGGGGCCCACAGTGGGGGCCCCCACGGTCCCCGTTGTCTTGGCCGGAGGCGAGTATGGAATAACGCCAGAACAGGTTTTAGCCATAGGCCATGGCGACATGGATTTGGGCCACAGGGTGCTAGACGAATTTGTCTTGCGTAGTAGAAAGGAGTTGGTTAATACGCTTAAGTCCCTACCTGGGCCAAAACGCAATTAAAATATGGTGATTTATGGGCGATTCAAAGGAAGCCAAGTATTATATCTATGAGCATTGGAGGCCGGATACCAATCTCCCCTTTTATGTTGGGAAGGGGCACGGGAGACGCAGTGGAAAAATGACCGAGCGCAATGACTACCACAAAAAAATACAAGAAAAGTTGCGTAGAAACAGCCTGTCGGTCAAAGTTGTTTTTGTTCAAACCGATATGCCTGAGGTAGACGCCTTTGCTCTAGAGCGGGAAAGAATTGCATATTGGCGTGCAATGGGCGTACCGTTGTGTAACTTCACCGATGGAGGAGAGGGGGCATCTGGGGCAAGGCATACAGAAGAGTGGAAGGCCGCAGCGCGTGCAAGATATAAGGGCGTTCCGCGACCCGACCATATTATTGAAATTTTCAAGCGTCCAAAAAGCGAAGAACACAAAAAGAAGTTGTCTGAAGCTAATCGCGGGAAAAAACTTAGCGAAGGGACCAAGGAAAAGATAGGGGATGCTTTTAGAGGAAGAAGGTTGACCGATGAACACAAGAAAAAGATTGGCGCCGCTCATAAAGGGCGCCCCAAGACGCCAGAACATATAGCCAAATTATCTACCTCGTTGCGAGGTAGGAAAATGCCGCCAGAGGCAATAGAAAAAATGCGCGCCGCAAGCACTGGAAGAAAGCACTCTGAAGAGACGATTCAGAAGTTGCTTGCGTCGTTTACGGATGAGAGGCGCGCATCGGTAAGCGCGAAACTAAAGGGGCGTCCAAAAAGCGATGATCACAGGAAAAAGATAGGGGAGGCCCATAAAGGCAGGGTAAGGAGCGAGCAGCATAAACAGAGGATATCTGCAAGTTGGACGCCAGAAAGGCGCGCTAGGCAGTCTGAATTGGCAAAAGCCCAATTTTCTAAGAATAGGATGGGAAAAAATGGCTGAACCAAATCTCACGATCCGGCTAGGAACGCCGGACGACATTCACGCGATCATGGAATTGATGGAATTAGGCACGGAAGAGAACGCCCTTGTTGAGCCGAATCCCGTCAAGATACTCCGCGAGGTCTATGCCGCCCTGTGCAAGGATCACGGGCTGGTTGGCGTCATCACAAGCGATCCAGAGCGGATTGAAGGCGTTGTCGTTCTGCGAATTACGCAACTGGCGTATTCCGACCATGATGTGCTGGAGGAGAAGATCGTGTTCATCCACCCAGAGTATCGTAGCGCCAAGGGCGGCCGCGCATTGAAGTTGTGCCGGTTTAGCAAGCGCGTTGCAGATGAGTTGGGGATTCCGTTGCTTATCGGCGTATTGTCCAACAAGCGCACCGCTGGCAAGATCAGAATGTATGAACGCGAGTTTGGGCAGCCCGCTGGAGCGTTCTTCTTATATGGCGCCCACACTGGGGGCTGGAAAAGTAATGCGAATGCTGATATGGAACAAGCTGAAGAATGCCAACTTGCTCCCGGGTGATACATCCCCGTGAGTCTTCTTCGATTTTAGGGGTTTCGCATGGGCGGTAATAAGGGTGGAAATTCGACCAGCACCGTGACCATCCCCCCTGAGGTGTTGGCGCGCTATAATGCCGTAAACGCCAATGCGGAAAAGGTGGCCGCCACCCCATTCCAGTCGTACACCGGCCAATTCGTCGCACCGCTTACCTCCACGCAGATGGCGGGTATTGCCAATACTAACACTGCGGCAAATCAGGCGCAGCCATATTTCCAAGCTGCGACCGGCGCTGCGGGGGCAAGCGCGTATAACGTTAATCCTTCACAGATCAATGCGTCTTCGATTAATCAGTATATGTCACCATATCTGCAAGATGTGGTCGGTTCTGAGGCAGCCCTTCTCAATCAGAATAACCAGCAGCAGCAGTCCGGCCAGATGGGAACCGCTATCTCCAGTGGGGCGTTTGGCGGAGACCGCTCAGGCATCGCTGCCGCAAACCTCAATCAGCAGCAGAACCTCGCCAACGCCAATATCTATAGCGGGCTGCTGAACACTGGCTACAATAATGCGCTTTCGACGGCCCAGCAACAGCAGGGCGTTGACCTTTCTGCCCAACAAGCCAACCGCGCTAACTTGCAGAATGTAGCGGGCCTCTATGCCAACCTTGGTACAGGGGCGCAGGCAGCATCCCTGCAAGGAGCGCAGGCACAGCTTGCGGCTGGACAACA